TTAAAGCTGAGCTAACCGCTCCAGCAAAACGCAAAAGCAGCGCCCCAGCACCTGCAACGCAGGTCAAGGGCGATGCAGCCACAACCGAAACCGGGCGAGCGCTCCACAAGAAATACATGGACGCGCACAAGGCCGGCAAAGCGGGCGAGGCATTCAGCTTGAAGCGTCAGGCCAAAGCGGCCGGCGTAAATACTCAAACTTGGTAAAGGATACTCAATCATGGCTACTGGTTCTCTGACCGCAGGTAAGATCGCAGAGGTGCTTTTCGAGAGCGCCTTGGAAACATACGAAGCGCAGGACATGCTGCTGGATAAAGTCAGCTTCATGGAGCCTGACGGCGCCACCATGCAAAGCTCTGGTAACGCCATTTGGCGCCCAGTGCAACAACACGCCCCGGTTATCGCTGGCTGGGACTTGACCGGCCTCGAAACCGGCATCATCGAGGAAACCTACCCGGCAGTCCTCGGCACCCCAAGCAACGACTTTGTTAGCCAGCGCGCTGACAACATGCGCGACATGTCGTTCTGGAAAAAACGCGGCGTCGAGTCCGGTCGTCAACAGGCCACCGAGCTGAACAAGACCATCGCAAGCGCCATCGCTCTGCAAGGTTCGATGTTCTACCGCTCCAACACCGCCAGCGGTTACAGCTTCGTTGCTGAGGCTCAAGCGCTGATGAACGAACGCCAAGGCAAGAACACTGGCCGCACGTTCATGCTGAACGACCGCGACACCTTGAAGTTTGCCAACGATCTGGCTGGCCGCCAGACCCTACAAGGTCGCCCGGATGAAACTTGGCGCACCGGTCAAATCGGCGCGAACATTGCCGAGTTTGACATCTTCACCGCCTCGTTCCTGCCAAACCTCGTTGGCGGCGCCGACCCGGCCACCACCGTGACCGCCGATCAGTCGTTCAAGCCGGAAGCTGGCGGCGTTACTGCTACCGGTATCGTGACCAACGTCGACTACCGCGTAGCGACCATCCCGGTTACTGCGTCCGCGTCGTACAACATCGGCGACAAGGTGACCTTCGCAAACGGCGGCGTGACCATCAAGGCGCTGGGCCTGGCTGACAAGTCGGATACCGGCGTTGCGATGACCTTCACCATCGTGGCCAAGCCTAGCGGCACCTCGATCACCGTGTATCCGAAGCCTATCGCTGTCAACGATGCCGGCTTGAGCACTCTGGAAAAGGCGTATGCAAACGTCAACACCCAGATCCTCAACACCGCCACCGTTAACCGCGTAAACACCGACGCCAGCAAGAAGACCAACCTGTTCTTCGACAAGGATGCAGTCGAAGTGCTGGGCGGTACTATTCCGGCCAACTTGTTCCGCCAGTTTGACGGCTTCCAAGTCATCAACTCGACCATGAAAAATGGTCAGTCGATGTACATGGTATATGACGGCAACCTGAACGACATGTCGCTCCGGTATCGTCTGTTTACTTGGTACGGCGTGACCATTAAAGACCCATCCCGCTGCGGTGTTGCCGTGACGTATTGATTGGGTTGCATTAGAATGGGGGCTACGGCCCCCGTTTTTTTATCTGGAGAAACACATGGCTTCTTATCTTTATCGCGCTGGCACCGGTCATATCGTTGACGGTATCGAGTGCGAAGTTGTTCTAGTTGAATATGATCAGTATGAGGCGCACTTAAGTGCAGGCTGGTCGCCTAACTTGCCTGGCGCCAAAGTTCTGGATGCTGATGGTGACGGCACTGTCGAAGCCGACGAAGTTCGCGCAGCCGCTAAAGCCGCCGGCATTGAAGGCTGGGACACTAAGCGCATCAAGACCCTGCGCGCAGCTCTGGAGGCTTAACAATGATCGACGCGCTTAAGGTTGACCGACTCTCCGCCGCTTACTCAAAGCTGCGCATATCAGGCTTGACGGTCGACCCTAACCCGTCGGATCTAGAGCTTGCCCTGAATGAGCTAGAAAACATGATGGCCGAGCTAGCCTCGCGCGGTATTGAGGTCAGCAATAGACCCGCCAGACACATCGTCATTGAAGTAGAAGGTGCCATCTACGACGGCAGATTCTGACGCAAGCGGAAAACCGCCCGGGGTTGCACCGTCTTGCACAACGAGAGTGTCTTTGTCGGTATCAACAATGACCTCGCCTTGTGCACCAGCGAACGTAGCGATTTGCGCAGTAGTACCGCGCCGGAGTTGCAATTGATCGGCCATTATAGGATACCTAGATCAGTGGTGGACGTGTTTTGCGCAAGGTCAAAACGGCTTACGGGGATGTTTTCGATATCAAACGAGGTTACGCCTACAGTTCCAAGGTCCATGTTCGGCGCCTCGGCCGTGTAGTATTCATCCCAGCTCATGTTCGAATTGAACAGGTAGGCGTTAATAAACCGATTCGACAGGTTGACCGACAGCGGCACAGCGATCTGGCGAACAATCGTCGATGGGCGAATGCCGCCAATCAAGCTTGCCGCATAGTATACCTGCGCCCCAAGGTTGTTTAGAACCTTGATGGAATACTCGCCCTCGGTCTGCAACTGGACAGGCGAACCATTCAGCATTGGCACGCCGCCGGCACCGGTCTGGATTGGCTGCGAGATCGTTACGGACCCGCCATCCTCTTGATAAGCCTTTACAGGTAGCTGATTTGAGGTAATCTGAGGGTCAGTATCTGGCCGACCGATGTAGATAGACCCGAAAAACACGGGCCGCCCCTTGGTCGGGTCTGGGTAGTAATGGAACGGTAGGGCGACTTCATTCTCGTCTGCCATGTTTTCACCTTTTGGTTTTGGTTTGGTGGGTTATGATTTACGTACTAGCGTGGCTCGGGTTCGCCTTTATTGTCTTCTTGCTGGCTAAGCCAGGTTAGAGCGCCATTTGATTGGATGGCTGCTCGCGTTGCGTCATCGGCTTTATTGATCCACGCTTTGTATGGCTTCGACCGCGCAAGATTCGCCTCAATGGCTTTAACCTGCGCTTGCTTGCCATCCGCCTTGGCGAATGCGTTAACGGCAGACTGAAACTGCTGACTGGATAGCAGGTCGTCGGCAGCCTTCATGATTGGCGTTTTTTCCTTGCTCATGATGCGAGCAACTACGCCGACGGTTCCGGCGCCAGGCAGACCAACGGCAGAGCCAGCACCCTCAGCAACGGCCACCTGCTTGCCTACCCCGTACAGCTTCGACAGCATGCCGCCTTCGTTTGCGAAGTTTTCCATCATGGCGTTAATGCGCCCGGTGGTGATTCGTTCCTTGCTGGCCTCACGCATGCCACGAGCAACGCGGTAGATGTTTTCAAGCTCGCCGCGCGAACCTTTAGGCATATTGGAATACAGGCGGCTCTTTGCCTGCTTGTTGCGCTGCAACCCTTCAAACCAATCGACAAAGCCAGGCGCGGAAAGCTGTTTCTCCATACGGCTGCCGGCTGTCAATGCGTCGTTAAGCGATGTCATCACAACGCGCTGGCGCATATCCTTTGGGATTGCCTGCATTAGCTTGTCGAATTCTTTGTAGTTACCAGCGCCTAGCGCCTTGATTGCGTTACCTGTTTTGGCTGTGATGGCGCCAGACAGATCCTTACCAAGGACGGCAGCAAGGTTATCCTCGACAGCTTTTCGGCTGGCAACCAACTGTTTGGCAGCGCTAAACATTTCGCCAGCACCTAGAGCATTTGCCGCTGCTTGCTGATCGTCAGACAGCGCACCATACAAGCGTTTAAGCGATGCGCCCTCAGAGTCTTTGAACGGCCCGCGCCCGCGCATGCCTTCGCCAACCTGCTTGCGGATAAGATCAAGGCGCGCATAGGTAGGCTCTGTTGATGCAGCATTAAGCACGCGACGCTCGATAGCGCTTAGGTACTCAAGGCCGCCAAGCTCCTCCGCTTTCTGCTTTAGCGCGCCAACTGTGCCGCTTGCGTCAACCTTTGAGGTTGGCGGGATAGCCTTAGACACCTGCCCGTAAAGATCATCGCTCTGCTTCGCTAGCCCCTCAATAGTAGCCAACCCCTGATTCTTGAAGTCAGCAGATAACGCAGCTTTATCGATGTCGCCGCCGTACTTTTGAATCAGGTCGTCTGCCTTCTGCGCAAGCATGGTTGCTGCCTGCTTTTGCTGGGCGTTTAGCTGCGAGCCTGGAATGCTGGCCAGCCCTTGCTCAATCTCACGATATGCCTGGCTGCGCGAATACTGCGACGGAATCAGTTTGTCACGAATACCGAGGCGATCAGCAGCCTGCAAGATTGTCTCGTCTGGCATAACCTCGGCAACAAGGCGCTCCATTGTTGGGATCTGTTTCTTGCCGCTAGTAGTCGCTGTTTCCGTGATTGCCTTTGCGACACCTTCTGCGCTCTGCGCTGGAGTTGCGCCCATCGCGCCAATCGTTGGTTCTACTCGTGGCGCTGGTGCCAGCTTAGAAGGAAAAGCAGCGCGAACCATTGGCGCAATGTTCTTGGCGCCCTGGGTGATCGCGGCTATCTCTCCAGTCATAGGGCCAAGCGCCGCCAACGGGGCAAGCGCTTCGCCTACAGCGCGAACTTGCTCGCCACCAGCCTCGGTGCGCGGAGCATAGGTAAGCGCACCACTAGCCTCGGTTGCCATGCGCTCAATACGATCCGCCGCATCCTGGCTGCCCAGCTGGCCGGAGCGCAGCTCGTCAATAAGCCCCTTGATCGTACCGCCAACCATGCCAACTGTGCCGCCAGTCATACCGGATGCAACAGACATGGCAGCCTCGCCAGCGCCTAGAAGAGACTCTCCAATGCCGCGCGGCTCTGCTGGCTGTTGCGTTACGACAGGCTGACCATCGGCTCCGATCATTGGGACGTCTTCTGAGCGGCCGGTTGGAGCGGGAACAGCTGCGACAGCCTTGTCAGCATACCTGGCCCACGGCTTAGCCTGCTCGGCAGCTACCTCTTGAGCTGCTTCGTTCTTTGGTCCTACGTACTTCTCCCATGGGCCGGCCATTACTGAGCCTCCCAGCTAGCAGGGTTAGCAGGGTCACCACCAAGGAAGCGGTAGCCATCGGAAACGGATCCGACTTGCGGGCCAGAATCGGCAGCAGCAGTAGCCGGCGCAGATCCACGTCCCTTCCAAGCTTTTGTCAGATCGCGCTCATTCCCATTCTTGGAAATATATTCGGCCTTGAAGTTGTTAAAGTCGGCGTTGTATTGCTCAAGCTTCGACACACCGCGCAGCCAAGATGCCCATTGCTCTTTTGGCGCGTTGTCAGACGGCATTGGCTGCTTGGC